GCCTACATTTTGGAAGCCCATGTTCTTTACAAGAGCCGCTCCCATGTTATACATATTCTTTTCTGTTACAATGTTTAAACCACCGCGCATTGCATCTCCTGCAAACTGCATCATAGTAGTCAAGTGCATTAACTGTTGGTCACGGTTACCATTACCAATACCTACTGCAACTGTGCAATCCATTTTGTCTCGCCACATATCAGGGCGAACAGGAATCCATTTGTTTCTAAGTTTAACAACACGTTCATGGTCTTGATTTTTAAGTACAAGTTCGTAAATGTTACGCATTAAATCTCTTACACCAGTCTCAGCAAAGCATCGGGCTATTAACTCTACTCTGGACTGAGCGGCTGTCATAGTAGCGTTTACTGCTGTAGCCGTTGTATGACTTGTTAAAGCGTTGTCGTTAAGACCTTGGCTGTATTTGTTTACACCACTTCGTGACTCTCTTTGCTCATCAAGGTAACTAAGCATCTGGAATGAAGACGCTTCAAGTTGTGGTGTTGCTAACGGCATAATAGCGTTAGGTGATTTAACTCTTACTACACCGCCCGGACGCTGAGACAACAGGTCATCAAGGTTAGCCTGACCTTCTAGGACTGCATACCTACCAAAGTTTTGGTTGTACATATTGTCCATTAGGTTACGCATAAGCGTAGATTTAATTAATTGCAAATCCATAATAAGGTCTGCAATAGATAATCCAAAGAACTTATGAGGAATCTTTACTGGTGTAATACTTACAAATGGAATCTTATCAATAGCGTCATTGGCTAATATTTTACTGCCTACACTGCAAATCTTTCTTAACTCTGCAATGCCGTCACCGTCATAGTCTGTTTTAATAAATGATTCGTGCAACCAATAAGTTTGTAAAGCCTCTTCATCAGCAGGTGCGCCCCAACCTCCAAAGTAATTAGCACTATCATCAAACTGATAACGGCTTAATCTTTCAGAAGAAAAAGCATCTATATCGTCATCTCCTCCACCTAGTTCTTCACCGTCTAAGTCTTCATCAGGATACATTAGCCGTAACTCTGATAAAGTCTTTTGCACTCGATGACAAACAAACCTAGCGTCTTCTATAGACTTTGACTCTCTACTAATAAGAAACTCATCGGGTGGTACGTTTTCAATTTTTACTCTGCCTGAGTATTCTGTACGTTTAATAACAACGTCATGTTTTGCACCGTACTCATCGACATATGGTGTATGCTCTATAACCTCTACTTCAGGAGACATTACTAACAAATTAAATTCTTGTTCGTCAAGACCGTTATATTCTTCTCGGTTCCAGTCTTCATACTCATCCCACCATACTTTTACAATACCATTCTTTTGTAGTAAAGCATCAGTAAACCAAGTGTATAAGATTTCCCAACCATTGTTATCTTTAGTAAATATGTGATTAACATAGTCTGTTGCTTGAGAAGCGGACTCTACATCTTCTGGGCCATGAGGTTCAAACGTAACCATTTCTTCGCCAGATGCAAACACACGCATAAGGGATGGTTTAATCCACTCAATAGTATCCATTACAGAAGAGTCAACGTACTGGCTTCTGCCTTCTACTTCGTTACCAAAAGGCAAAGCATAATAATAATCCATAGCAGTTTCTCTCTGCTTGGATATAGTATCACTGTATCCTAAAGCGTCAGAGATTTCTCCCTGCACTCTACTTAATAGTTCTTCGTCCGTTATATTAGATGATGCCATAGTGTTTATATTCTATCTCGTTTGTCCATTTTGGATCACTGCTTGAAACAGCAAACCTTCGTGATAAGACAGCGTACCTTGTGGCACTCATTAGATCGTCTTTAAATGCTACGACCTTCCCGCCTTTTCTGTGATACATCCTAAATTCTTCAAACCAATCGGCAAGTGTATTAAATACATGGAACCTTCCTTGCTCCATATACTGCAACATATCCATTAGTCCTTCTTCTACAGAGTTACCGCCTTTGTTTTGACCTAATGCAGGAGGGTTTGTAAAATGTTCTAATAGCATATTACATCCGTGGCTTCTGTATTGATCAGCAAGGCCCGGATTACCCATGCTATCCCGCCTGTTTCCGTCATGTGGGTAGGCTATAGGCACACTACTGTCACGCGTATTGATGTGACTAGCGTGTACTGAAGGACTGGCTTTAGACTGCCTATAACAGTCATATATGTACAATTCGTCCTCATCTTTGTCCCATGCTACCCATACTACAGCCGTTGGGTGATCCCAACCAAAGTCAATACCCGCTATTCTGGGCCAATGATCCTCTAAATGTATAGGATCAATCATTAATTTATCTTCTTGAACAGGGAAAACAAGGCCAGAACCAATGCTAGGTCTGCCATATCTCCTCATTTCTCTCTCATGTGGGGAGTAACTAGAGAGAATCTGGGTCATAACGTCTTCGTTTAGGTGTCCTTTACCTCCTTTCATAGAGGTAACAGACTCACTAGCGTCATCCCATGTAGCGTTTGTAAGGCTTTGACCGGACTGTAGGTTGTTCATAAAGGATGCAACAGTCTCTGTCATGCCTGATTCTGGCGTAAAAGTCATGTATACCATACCTTTTCTGTCCAGAGTACGAGTAACTGCCTGAGAATACAACTCCCTGCTTGGCTCCTCGTCTAGCCATATGCAGTCTACACTACGTCCCTGCCACTTGTCAACACCCATTTCATAGGCTTTAAAGTGTAAAGAAGAGTTCCCACCCGAAACGTGTTGTATAAGAGCAACACTTTTTGCGTTAGGTACACCCGGTTTACGTTCCGTTTTTATTATTTTATTTTTAGGTATCGCACCAGACCCAAACGCATCAGGATCATCTGGGGAACCCAATAGTTCATACTGTACAATGTCTCTTGTTGTCTCGTTAGATACACCACCTGCCCACGCTGTAATAGGTTGACTATAACGTCTGCCTTTCCACCAGTCAGGATATATGCCTGTTAGATGGTAACTCATCTCTGCCGCACCAGAGAATGACTTGCCTATGCGGTTAGCCGCCATGAGAAGCCTCTGGTTGGCCTCTGAGCCTGTTTCGTGGAACTTCCGCTGATAAGGGTAGGGATCGTACTGATCTATCCTGTTGAACCTCTCAATGCGTTTGAGAGCCTTTGCTAGTTCTAATGCCCTAGTGCTTGTATCCAAGCGATTCTAACTCCTTTTTAATTTCATCTGCGCTCATCTGGTCAATAGTGGTAGTCTCTACCTTGTCTACTGGTTTAAGACCTGCTCTGTCAAGGATGTCCTTGATAGCACCTAGTCTAACAGATTCGCTCTCAGCACCTTCAGCCAGATCAGAAAGCCACTTAAGGCTTGCAGGAATCTTATCCAGTATAGCCTTTTGAACTTCCTTCTGTATTTCATTATGTAACTGATTCTTTAATTGATAGCCTTTGACTTTAGCAGTCTTTTCTGAATAACCTGCGGCTATCGCTGATCGAGTTGCATTCCCTGTTAATACGTAGGACTCAATGAATTTGTCTTGTTTCTCTGTCATCTCCTACTCCAGTACAGATTTAGAGTCTGGTATGTAAGACTCCAGTACAGGTAAGACATCTCCTTTAAAGTCTGGAAATGTATCTTTTAATAGCGATGACATAGCATCATCAGATATTTTAGGAGACATTGGTCTATCTAGCAATCCTATTGTATCTAGGGCATAAATCATAGAATCTATATCTAACCCATCAAACCTACCTGCATCATCAAATGTTGCGAAATTACTTGTGCCTGAGTCTGGAACCCAAGTGTCCCATACTGTTTTAGGAACAATGCCTAGTCTTGGTATAGCGTTTTGGCTTCTTTGATTATAACTCTCTAGACTTTTTTGGAATAGCATTTCTTCTTCTTCTTTCTTTTTTCTTTGCTTTACTCTGTATGCGCTTTCTGCTTTTTTTGTTTTTCCTGAAGATTCTGAGCCATAATTAATTTTTCTTGATGTAGGTATTTTAACTTTTTTATATGGAGATAACCTTCTTCCTGCAAGACCTTTTGCTTGCGCTCCGTCTTGTATTTTTGTCTTCATTTCTAGTTCAGGGTTTATGCTTTTCCAGTCTAACCCACGCCGGTCATAGACAGGAAACGGATTACCATAAGTCCCCATTTCTGCCGGAACAACTCCGTCTACAGGCATATTGTTTAAAACTGCAAGACCACCTTGAGGAGATTTAGCACCTGAATACACAGCATTAGCATAAGGGCCAAGACCCATCCTATCTGCAAGTCCTTCCATCAAATTCTGACCTGCTAAAAGTCCTCCTACAACTGGCATACCTTGATGTAGCGCTGCCCAGTACGGATTACTTGGCACCGATGTAGCAATTGCTTTTACGGCTCCTTTACCTAAAGCATTAGTCACGGCGTCTCCAGCCGTTTGGTGAAGCAGTGATTTAGCCTGATCCCATTTTGTATATTCAGATGGTACTCCTTTAAAATCAAGATCTAGTTGAGGAGGCGACCATGAAGGAGGCCCATAACCGTAATTAGCCATTTAAAAATTACTCCAGTTTCTAAAGAGAGCAAAGTCTCGTTCAGGGTCATCCTTGATATATCTCTTATATCCAGTTGGCCCCATATTATATGCACCTAAAAGACTTCTTTCCGTAACCGGAACATCCATTCTTTCTAGATACTTCGCATTAGTTTTCATTAATGTTCTTGCCGCTAACTTGGCAAACTTTTCATTGTCCATTACTTCCTTGAATCCCTTACCTTCTAACTGCTTTGGGAATTTTACTCCCGTAATTTCAGTATCCTTCTTTAATCCTTTCCATGTAGAAGGCAGGAACTGTGATAGTCCATATGCACCTGCACTGGATGTCTGTCCGGGTCTACCAGAGGATTCAGCCATGAATAGGCGATCAAGGTCTAGGTTATCCTCAACAGGATTCCTTAGTCTCATCTGCAGGTCTGGTTTAAAGTCTAGTAATCCCATATTAGTGTTTTCTTATGAATGGTTATAACTCCCTCCGCTGTATGGGGAGAACATATATATATATATTTATACGCAGTGGGGTGGGGTAGGGTCAAGGTGTGGCTGTTGCTGTGGCAGTTAAGAAGAGAGTCGAGGTCTTGCCGAGGCTCAACAATGCCGTGTGTGTGTGGGCATAGGACATCATTCTCGCACGGTTTATATTCTCGCACTGGCCAGGGTCTGCTCTCTCACTGAGAACTACAACAGTGTCTATACTCTCTATGGTAATCAAGAGACTGTGAAGGTTTAAGTTTCTTTTGGGCGATCCCGCGATACAACAGCGGGCGGGCTAAAGCCCTATCGCTTGCGACCTCCTGTCGCTTACTGCCCGGACAAGTCCGGTAACAGCGTTCTCTTAACAGCCTCTGACTAAGTTACTG